CCCTCCAATTCCGCTTGCTGAAGTTCCTTGGCAAAGATAGCCCCATCGACTGATTGGCGGCATAAGCCCTCCCAGACTTGGTTATAGGCTTCTAAGTCGCGGTTCTTCAGTGCGTCTTTTTCTAACCGCAGGGTTTCAGGAAACCAAGGGTTGTCCGACCAGTTAATCTTAATCAGGATGCAGTCATCAGGTGGGTTCACCACAAACCGTTGATAGGTTTCGTCTGTTTCCAACTCAGGGTTGAATGAAATCCATATCTCGCTGCCCTGCTTTCGAATCGTTGGTATCAGCACATTCCAGCTTAAGCGGCTGGTGGTCTGGGCTTCTTCCACCCAGCAAATGTCCACGCCCTCGTAAGATTTGATATTGGCTACATTGTTCTTCAGGCCAACAAAGCTAAATTCTGTGCCGTTCTTGCCCCTGATGCTGTTTTGGGTGATTTCATAGAACCCCAGCAAACCAAGGGATTCGATCTGGTCGCACAACAGCTTGTGGACTGAATCTTTGATGCTGGTTTGGAATTCTCGCGCACAAAGGATGCGTAATGAGTCCTTGGCGCCCTTAATCAGCAATGCCCTAGCGATACCCCATGACTTTGCGCCACCCCTGCCGCCGTAGGCCACCTTGTAGCGTGATGGCTTAAACAAGCCTTGCAGCTTGATCGGGAATTCAGCATTGGCAATGGCGCTGGCTACTTCAGACAAATCGTTTCCTCATAGGATGTTGGTGGCCCCCATATGGCAGGGTCTGGGCGCAATTCAACAACAAAAAACTCCCAACGGGGCCAAACCGTTTCCACCAACAAGGATGGGGACTGCACTTCAAGCGATGTGCTTGTTTGGTCGCCACCACGTCTCGCAGCTCGCACAATCCCCATGCGTGTTGTTACTCAGGCTTCACAAATGTCACCTGAATACCTGTCAACTCTTTTCCATCCGCGCCTGTCATTTCATTTCGCACAGTTTCAGACCAGCGCATTTGGCTTTTTGTCCACCAAATCAGGCTGGTTGTATCGCCTGCCACCGCCTTGCTGTAAAGGGTCTTAGCAATCTGCCCGTTGGCTTTTGCCTTGCCCATGTCCAGTTCGTGGCGGTAATATTTTCGCAAAGTTTTGTCATCAATGCCCACCAGCACCGCAATGGATTCATGCGGCAAGCCTAACCCACTGCTGGATTCAACCAGTTTGCGGGTTTCTGCCGTTGGTTCGTGCGGTTCTTGTGGAATTACTGGCATCTTTTATAAAGGGGAACTCGTTAATATTTAAACAGTTTCGGTTACTTCTGTCAACAATACGGCTTTTTTGCCAGTAAAGTCTTCCCATCGCTTAACTATCACATCGCAATACTTGGGGTCTAACTCCATCAGTCTGGCGTAGCGTCCATGCTTTTCAGCCGCCAACAAAGTTGTGCCGCTTCCCCCAAAGCTATCAAGCACAATGTCGCCACCTTTGGTGTTGTTAAGCATTTGATATTCAAACAAACCAACGGGTTTCATTGTTGGATGTTCACCATTGCGGCTTGGCTTATCGAATTCCAAAATCGTGGTTTGCTTGCGGTCAGCAGACCAAAGGTGTCCAGCACCATCTTTCCAGCCATATAAACAGGGTTCGTGCTTCCAATGATAGTCTTGCCGCCCCATAACCATGCTGGACTTCTTCCAAATTAAGCATTGGCGTACTTTCCAACCAGCGTCTTGCGCCGCGCCGCGAAAATTGTAGCCTTCTGAGTCGGCATGCCAAATATAGAAAACTGCACCGGGCTTCATAACCAAGTCAGCGGTTACATAAGCATCCCGCAAAAATTGGCGAAATTGGTCATCGCCCATGCTGTCGTTTTGAATTTTAAGCGCGTCCTTGGTTTTGCCTTCATAAGCCACGTTATAAGGCGGGTCGGTTAACCACATATCCACAAGCTGGCCATCACATAGCTTTTCCATGTCGGTCAGGCTGCAGGAGTCCCCACACATCAAACGATGGTTGCCCAATTGGTAAATGTCGCCCAACTTGGTTTTTGGCTCATCAGGCACATCAGGAACAGCGTCCTCGTCCGTTAAACCCTCAACGACTTCTGGCTCAAGCAGTGCGTCTAATTCTTTGGGGTCAAAGCCCAACAATTCCAACGCAAACCCATCTGCCAAAAGTTCGTTAAGCTCAATGGTCAGCATTTCATTGTCCCAGCCAGCGTTCAGCGCCAACCTGTTGTCGGCAATGATGTAGGCTTTCTTTTGGGTTTCTGTCAGGTCTTTAAGCTCAATGGTGGGCACTTCTGTGTAGCCCAGCTTACGCGCCGCCATCAGGCGACCATGCCCAGCAATGATGCCGTTGTCGCCATCCACCAATATTGGGTTAGTCCAGCCAAATTCCTTAATGCTTGCCGCTATTTGTGCCACTTGCTCATCGCTGTGGGTGCGGCTGTTTTTTACATAAGGGATTAGTTCTGTGACTTTCTTTTGGGTGATTTTCACTTTTTGGACTTTGCTTTTTTGTCTTTCTCAGCTTCGCGCTTAACCGAATAGCCAATGGCAACTGCCTGCTTAACAGGTTTGCCAGCTTCGATTTCTGCCTTGATGTTAGCTTTCAGCGCCTTGGGTGTTAAGGAACGAATGAGGGGCATGGTCTAAAATCCTTTTCACATGGTCAATAAATTGTTGATATGGAAGATTTAGCTTCATCTTATTACAAATTGGGCAACATGGAACACAATTCCAAATCACATATCCTTTTGTTGAATCAACTCGATCAATTCCATTAGACAAGTAAGCGCCATTTGATGTTGGTCTTGCTTTAGTCTTGGAATAACCTTCAACTCCACAATAGTTGCAATTTCTACCAGTTAAATCAGCAAATTCATCTTTGGTTAATTCAAATGTAAGATTTCTTGCTTTAGCATCATGTCTATACATATTAAATTTATGATTCAAACTTGCTTGACCAAATGGCAGTTTTCGCAATCCTTCTTTTTTTCTACATCCACATGAAATAGTTGTGCCATGTGTAAAAGTGGTTGCAGACAAAATTTTTTCATTTCCACAATCGCAAACAACTTTCCACATTGCGCGTTTTTGACCAGATGGTTGTATGTGTGAATGGCTATATCCCAATACGGTCAGCCGCCCTTTTTTTACACCAGTCAGATCAATTCGTTTCATGCCTCCAATTGTACATCATTTGATGAATTTTGATCAGTGGCATCTTTGCTCTCCAATTGGGTTAACCAATACTGACAATCTTGAATCGCCCCGCCAATCGCGTGGATGTTCATTTCCATTTGTTTGGCTTGGGCGGTCAGAAACTCAATTCTGCTTTTCAGTGCTTCAGCGTTCAAGATGCACCGTGGATGATTGCAAAGTTGAGAATAACGGCTTCAGACAACGAACCGCCTGACATATTACGCAAGGTAATCACAGCAGAACCAGATGTCATGCTGGAAATGTAGGTTGTATAAGCGCCAGCAGTGCCGCCACCAGACACGTTCACAATGATTGTGTCGTTGGCGCTAATCAAACTGTTGGTCAGCGTGAATGACACAGCGGTGTTAGATGCCAAAGCCGCATTGTTCATGGTGATGCGACCAGCAGACTTGTTCAGCGTCACGCCTGTTGACTTGTCTGTGGCTTGGGTCACAGTGCCTTGTGCGGACGCTGTGTAACCAATTTGCTCGCTGGCAAACATGGTTGTGAATTCGGGGTCTTGGTAGGCTACGCCTGTTGCGATTGAATTTGACATGATTTTCCTTTAACAGTTCCAGTTTTTGAGGGATGCCTTTGCCCTTTCCGCTGGGCCTTTGGCGTGTTTTACTACCCCCTCCATTCTTGCACAGAAACTGGCTTTTCGCCCAGCATCTGCTTTAGTCTTGGGGTTGGGGGCAGGCGGTTTGAGATTTGAATTATTCTTTGCGTTGTATTCAGCACGACCTTTAGCGGTCATTCCAGCACCCTTTTCCGTTGGGTTATAGGTTTTACCCTTACCCGTGGTTTTATGTGGAATGGGCTTGTCGTGCTTTTTCATTTTTTGGCAGTCTTGGCAGATTGTTTAAATGCCGCTGCGGTGGGTGCGCCCTTGTCGCCCGGCTTCCTCATGCGTTCAGGCGTTTTACCCGCCGCCTTTTGCCGTTCAATGCGTTCCTGTTTGGCGTGAATGTTGGCATAAAGCCCCGCCTTTGCCATTACGCCTCCACCACCGCGCAAATGTCAGCTTCTTGGATGATCTGGTAGTCCTGCCCATCAATGTTGTGAACAGGCCAGTTCAAATAATCCCCGTTGCCGTACTTGATGAAGTCGCCCACCTGAGTCTGATCGACCGCTGGCCCGACCGCCACGACTGTTCCCTCGTTGAATGCTTCTTTGTTGTTGACATAAATAATGTCAGACAGCTTGCGAACATTAGGGCGAACAACTACACGGTCACGCAGGGGTTTGATCATGTTTGGGCTTTCTTCCGGGTTTTTTCTTCAACGGCGGCTCGACCACCGTGTCGGTTTGAATGTCGTACACAGGCAGTTTCACCATGACTGGTTCAGCTTGTTGCACCGCACAATGTTCACCACACCAATCATTCATGTGCCTGTTGATTGTCTGTGGATAACGGCGACAACTGCCCATGATCTGGGCATTCAAAAAGAACTTACAACTGGCGCAGCTTGCCATTACTGGCTACATTTGCGGTCGTGGGTGTAGCAAACGCCGCTAGAACGTCCACCGTCAAATGCTTTGTCAGGGCCTGTCATGTTGGTTTTGGCGTTAGGAATGCCCTTTTTGGCGCTTCCCTGTGTGCCTGTGCTGTCAGAAGCAGAAGCATTGCCTTTCATTGTGGCTGATACGCCATAGCCCTTGGGTTCGTTTTTCATCAAATTTGCCATGATTTTTCCTTAGTCAAGAAAACGCAGTTTATAAAGGGTTGAATTGATCAAGTCGGCGATTTCATCCACCAAATTTTGCAATTCTGTATCCTGTGGCAGTTCCTTACGGGATTCTTCCACAAAATCTTTCATGTTTTCCAGATACTTCACGGGGTCTTTTTCTGTATGAAATTCATCAGGAAATTTTTTAAGTTGATCATATTTGCCCATATACGCTTCGGCAAATTCGTCAACCAAGTCAATAATTTGGGCATAGTATTCCCCTAAAGCCATGTGCTTTGCAAAGCTGGTTGTTGACCAGTGCATGAAATGCGTCACCGTACTGCTATGCAACAGGTGTGCTACAAATTCGGCTACTTCTTCATTCATGTTCGGAATATACCAAAAAAAGGGGGGCTGCAACACCCCCCTAAGACAACTGCGTATCTATTGTAGGCAAAGGAACGTCATCAGGCCATAGCCCCGCTTGGGTTAACGCATGAACCGTCCCCATGTGTGCCGCCAGCCACTTTTCTTGTCGTTCTTCTTTGCTTAACGTGTTGCCTTGGTCAATCTCAAAATGGCACTTTAAACACAACGCCGCCACCAAATTGTCATCAGCCTTAATTCCACGTCCTTTGCCGCCACCCCAGTTTGTGTGTGCTGCCTGAACCATGTGACCTGACCCGCAAGATTGGCAATCAAGTCCCCCTACCAACTTCAGGAGTTTTTTTGACCTTACATAACTGTGTTTTTTAAACATGGGTACACTTCTTTTCGGTTGCCGTTTTTAAATGCTTGCGGTGATTATTTGGGTCGGCCTTGTGCCGATCCTTTTTTATTGGTGCGACCTATCTTGCATTCTATTGGTGGCTTCACGGGTGCGCCAGATTTCGACCTCAAGGCGATAGCTTTCCAATTCCCACCGTAAGGTTTCCTCTTTTTCGACCGCCTCTGCCAAGCCTTTGATTAAGGTCTGGTATTCAGGGCTGGAATAAGCCTCGCGTTCTTGGTGGCTGGCGGCATCAATCCCGTTAAGCAGTGCGTCACGCATCAATATGGCTTTCTTGGATTTGCGGAATTCTTCAAGGTAAACCCGTTGGGCTTTGGCCTCACCATACAAGGGCGCTTTGTCCCTGATGGCTTGTGTAGCTTCTTCTGGTTTCATTTCAATACCCCAATCATTCGTAAAGCCGCGTCAGGGCTGTCAATCCTAGCCAACGTACCTCCAGACCAATTCTCAAAAAAAGTCCGTTGTAGGGCTGTTAAAGGGGCTTTGCTATCCCGTTTAATTTCCACAAGAAAGGTATGCCCCGCATATCCCACCAAAAGGTCAACAGGTAACTTTAAATCCCACACATAAGCGCCAGCCGCCCTTAATGCGATGACTATTTGGTCTTTGTTTGCGTCAGTTTTAGCGGCGTATCTCATCGTTCATTCTTTGTCTGAGTTCATCAACGGCGGGTTGTCCACGCTTTTTCACTAAGTCGGATAAGGTTCTCTGCCACCATGCTGATGCTTCTGACTGACCCTCCTCCTTGGCTATCTTCTTGAACCGCTTGATCCAGTACCTCGCCTCCGTCTGGCGTAAGGTCTCCTGTATCTCTAAGCGCTTGGTCAATGGCAGATTGGCTAAATTGTTCCCCGTCTTTGTGTCGATCAAGGATTGAGTTGGCGATTTGTCTGTGTTCATTGTTCATATTGCTTTTTCAATTCAGCAAGTTTACGTTTTGCTTCTGCCACTACTTCAAGCGAAACAGGCGTAGGGTTGTAAGTAATTTGCGGTTCGTCACGTGGAATAGCTGGCCCAGCGTTGCAAAAGTCCCTGAACTTGATGGCGCTTGGCACAAACTCTCCATTCAGGCGGTCAATCGCGTAATCTAAACTGGGTTGGTAGGTCAAAAAATTACCAAGCTGGCGTTTCCATTCTTGGCGTATTAAGTTGGGGTCAATGCCATCCCAGTGACGGGTAAATGCCGCCCCAAATATGGCACTCATTCTGGCAAAGATGTAATCCAAGCCATCATCAGGATTCAATGAATTTGACATGGTTGCCACCTCCCAAAAGACCGCGTGTTAAGCCAGACATGACCGATTGATTCATTTGCCCTGTTTTGGTTATCCCATTGGGTTTGTCATTTATCCA